CTAGTTGATTAAATAGGCTTAAAATTTGTTAAATCAACATCTTGAATACTCCTTTACCTATGGCGTAAAGGCCTGCTCGAAGGTAAAGCTGATTTCGACAAATCCGCCATTAATAAACTTTGGATTAATCGAATCTCCTTTAACGCGATAAAGCTTTTTCTCACCCCAGGGATTTGTCCACCAGAAAGAGGCGGCGACGTGGGTTTTCAGGAACGCACGCACAGTAGCTATAACGTCCACCTGACCGTTACAGCTCAGCGACCAGCTTTCAGCAGCATCGTTGATCCCTTTTCCGGCAACCTGCTTGTAGCCATCGCCGTACTGCGCCTGAATGGTTGAAACGCTGAGCTGTTCGCTCGCCTGAGTGCGGGTAGCCCAGGTAAATGTATCTGTCGCCATGATCAGCTCCGACCGCTGTAAAGTATGCCACCCGGTGAAATTTCCTTCTTCAGCCTGTCCGTAATCGTCTGCTGAACGATAGATTTAAGCTGTGAGGCTGCAGCCGAGGTGCCGGTCGCGGATGATTCACCAGCACCGCTTTCCTGCATTATCGTCACCGGTGCGTCGACCTGAATAATGGTATTGCCACCAGCGCGACCACTACCGGATGCTGAGGCGGTTCGTTCCGTAGGGGCGTCGACCAGCCCGCCGCTCGCATAGCCGCGCATCATCCCATAAAGGTTTTCAACGCCAATCCGCTCGGTGGCCTCTTTGGTGAAGACGAACTCACCTTTGTGAACAACGCCAGCGGGATCATATTTGCCACCTTCCCCAGTAAATCCGCCGCCATCGTAGGCCTGAAAGCTGGTACTCATGCCCATGGCACCGGTACTGCCCGCCGTTGCTGCTGCACCTGTGCCCACTGCGCCGACCGCTGCCCCCCCAAAACTCATGAAGGATGACAGCACTGTTTTGGTCAGCAGCGCCTGTGCGGTCATTTCAATAAGACTTTTGATGACGCTTTGCGCCAGCGAGGCAAACAGATTTGAAATGCTTTCCCGGAAAGATTGCGTGCCGGTAAGCAAACCAGTCAGGGAGTTAGTAGTTCTCTCTGTCGCCGTTTCGGCGAGGCTCACGATCCCTTTATTCAGTGTGCTCTGTCCGGCATACAAATTGAGCGCAGCCTGATACTGAGCATCTGCTGAATCGCGCGAGGACTTCTGCATCAGCGCTTCGTACTGGTCCTTATTCAGCCTGCTATTTTCATAGTAAGCGGTATAAAGGCTCTGCTGCTGCACCAGCTGATTCTGAAGCTGAGCAACCGGATCAACCTCTCCGGCTATATTAAGTTTTGGTGCAGCCGCCTGAGTTGCCTGTGCCTGAATCATCTTCTGAGCAGAATCGTTTGCCAGCGTAATGCGTGCAGACTGGTACTCTCGCTCAGTGACGAGGCGAGCGTCATAAAGCTCTTTCAGATTGCGGCTGGCTTCGGTCTCCTGACGGATAATGGCTTTAGCCGGGGAATATTGCTCGGCCAGCTCCTGACGCTGACGCTGATAATTAGCCGCATTCAGGGTCAGCACGCGCTGCACTTCTGCCTGACTCACTCCGGCAGCTTTGGCATCTTTCAGGATTTTTTCCTGCGATACCTTTCCCTGAAGATTGATTTTTTCCAGGCTTGAGGCGTGCGCCTGCTCAATCTCGTTGCGAAGCGCAGTGAACTGCTTCAGCGCCTGAGCGCCTTTCTTATCAGCCTTAGCCGGGTCCTCACCGCCCCACGGCGATGCCACTTTACCAGCCTCAGCAGCTGCAGCTGTTGCGGCCTGTACGTCGCTTTTGAGGTTTTTAGCCGAGTCAGCAATACCTGTTTTCACCAGGAAACGCGCTTTATCGACGTTCTCCATGTTGTCTTTAAGCGTTTTCAGACCGCTGTTTACAGACTCGAGATCGGCTTCTGCGCGGGTTTTTCCTTTCTCTACACCTGCCCTCTGACCGAAGGGATCGAAGCCTTTGAGGCTGTCCATACGGCTGTCGGCATCCTGAATTTCCTTAATCAGCTGGTTTCTCTGCGTAACCTGATTTTCATACTGGTCCTGCAGGTCCAGCTGCTTCACGGAGAGCTGCTTGTCTGAAAGCTGCATCAGTGCGGCTGTGGTTTCAATCACAGCGCCTTTGAGATCAATCGCTGACTGACGCGCCTGTTTCGCCTGCTCATGGAAATAAAGCAGCGCCGAACCGGCAAGCATCGCCGCACCAACCGGCCCACCGATGAGTGACAGCGCCCCTCGCGCCAGGCCGGATGCAACAGAGGCGGCACGGGCAGAGACAGACAGTTGTGCATTAGCCACCGCCAGTCGTTCCGTTGCCGCTGTTTCCGCAATTCTTGACTCACGAATGGTGCGGCTCAGCGCGACCTGCTCTTTCTGATAGCCGACATTGATACCGGCTGCAGCGTTTGCCGCTGTGCGCGTACCCAGATAGCGGGCTTCTTCCTGAGCCTGCTGACGGGTTGCCTGCGCGGCGGCGATGGTCTGCTTCGCCGTCTCTGCCTGCTGCAGCGCATTTTTCCGCACTGCGGCTTCGTTCGCCGCCCAGCCTGAGATGTTTTCCCTCAGCCCTGCCGTGAGCTTTGTAGAAAGTACGGGAATGAGCGTATAGAGCGCGACAGAGGCCACGGCGTTAAAGTTATCTGAAAGCTTATTAATGCCTTCGGAAATGACCTGAATACCGGAGCGCAGGGGACCACTGCCTGACTGGCCCACTTTAATAATCAGCCCTTCAAAGGCGCTGGTAAGCCCCATCAGGTCGCCGTTGAGATTGTTAACCCTTATTGCTGCCTGCTCATGCGCCGTCTGCGTGCCGGTGAGGGATTTGGTCAGCTCATCAATTTTGCCGCGATTGCCCGTCAGGATCGACGCGGCGTTGATGTTCTCCACGCCAAACAGTTTTACGGCCTGAGCAGTAGACAGGTTCTTGCCTGCCAGATTTTCCAGCGCCTTGCTGAGCCCCACAACGGAAGGCTTGAGGGTTTTGTCAGTCCCTTTTTCAAGGCTGAGGATGATGTTGCGCAGCGCGGTTCCCGCTTCACCTCCTTTGACTTCACGCGATGCCAGCACCTGAATGGCGGCATTGAGCGTTTCAAAACCGATACCTGCCTGCGCAGCGGCCACGCCTCCATTTTTAATCGCGGCGGCGGTATCGTTAATTTCGGAAGCGCCAAATTTTGCACCAGCAGCAAGGACGTTAATATAACGGTCGGCCTGTTCAGCACCGGCACCGAACTGGTTCAGTGACAGGGCCAGCGTTCTGGTGGCGTCGGGCAGCGTACTGCCGCCCGCCTGTGCCAGCAGCAGTGCGCTGTTGGTCGCCTTTTGCAGCCCGTCAGCCGTATCAAGCAGCTCGGGCTTGGCTGATGCCATCAGCTTCAGCGCCTCAACAGCCTGGCTGGCGCTGTACTCGGTAGTGCGCCCCATCTGCTGCGCTGCTGCATCCAAATCGCGCAGCTTGTTGCCTGTCGCGCCGGTAATGGATGAGAGGTCAGACAGCGCCTGAGAGTACTGGCGGGACGTCTGGATAATGGTACCGAGTGACAGCCCTACGCCAGCCAGCCCGGCGATCCGCCCGGCCAGTCCGCGAACGGCAGCATTAACGCGACCGTAAGCCTCTTCCGTTTTCTTTGCGTCGTCCTGCGCCTGTCTGTTGAACTGGCGCGACTGCTTACCGGCATCGCCATACGCACTGACGAGCTGGCTTTTAAAATTTGCAGCGTTGAGGTGTAACCCTACCGCCAGCGATGCTACGTCAGCCATTACATTAACGCCCTCATTACGGCGTCACACTGCTGATCCACGCTATGCGTGGCCGTGTTCGGCCTGGTGTCGTGTGGGGATTGCGCGGATTGCGGCTCAGAGCGGGTCAGAATGCCCTGCTGAAGAAAGTAAGCTCGCCAGTGGTTTAGCGTGTCGCACGGTAATGATGCTATGACTGACGGGTCAGGTTCGCCCCACCTGTCCGCCAGCCACAAAATCAGCTGCAGCCATGGCGAGCTGATCAGTTTTTTTCGGCAGCTTCCAGTTTACCGATGGCATGCGTTTTTACGCGATCAATTGCCGCCATCAGCGTCGGGTTATCGTGAGCCTCAAGCAGCTCTGCAGCGGTCGGAAGAAGCTCAGCTTTAACAGGCGTGCCGTCAGGATTAACCAAGCTGTCGAGAACAAGCTGGACGCTCATTTCAGAAATTGCACGGATATTGCCGGTTGCCTGCGCTGCATCCAGCTCTTCCTCGTAGCGGATAAGCTCACCGGCAGTGCGGCGGCGGATGTACACCTGAGCGCCCAGCAGCTCTGTTTTGATGGCGGTAGACTTCGGCTGCAGCAGAACTGACTTTAACGTGGCCGCACTGAATTTTTTCTCGGACATTATTTGATCCCGTTAGGTGGTAAAAGCCGCCTTCAGGCGGCGTGGCTGTTTAAATCAGGAGCCTGCGACAACGCCCCACTCAATGTTGTTCTGCTTGCCCTGAACGGTAATCTGGATCACTTCGCTTGCTGGCGCAGTGATTTCGTTCATCTGCCAGCCAGAAAGCGCCAGCACCATGTTGGCGGTGCGGCCGTTCGGCAGCTCTACGTAAAACTGGACAGTCTGACGGTTCTGCGCGGCATTCAGGAAAGCGGCAAAATCGGTGTTAGACGGATCGTCGATAAAGCCCAGGGATTTCTCCGGCCCTTCCGGCAGGTCTGAAATGAACTGCTTGCTCTTATCAATCAGCGTGGTGCAGTCCACAAAGCTGCCGGTCTGCCCGGTAGCACCGAGCGCCTTACAGTTGATCAGCGGCTTCATCGCTGAGACAGCTGCACCGGATGGCCCCCATTTCACTACGGTTCCTGCGGGCAGCATCGCGTATTCTGGCGAAGTTTTATCAGCCATGACTTTCTCTCTCTATGAAGTTGGTAGCGGCTGCTACACGTTGTTTTGAATGCGGTCCCGTATTTCTACCGCGAGGATTCGTAGAACGCGGGATTTGTTGTAATCCAGCGCAGGCCGAATGAAGGGATCGGGAACCTGTTTGACCGTGCCGAACTCCTGAGCAAGCGCCTTGATGTAATGCTGCTTGCTGGGACCGACGCGAAGCACCACAACGGCATTACCTCTAGTGCGCGTTGTCGAGCGTATTTTGATTGAGTCACGCATATGCGGGCCTTTCGCCGACTCGTCGTAGCCTGCATGCTCTTTCATATCCTGCTCAACCACTTGCAGCGCGGCACGGCCCGCCTCGCGCAGAACCTTTGTTCCGGCCTTTTCACCCAGCGCAATCAGCTGACGCTCAAGCTCATCAAGGCCGGTAACTTCCATTCTCAGCACGCTCATACCTCACTGAAGTAGATGATGAAGTCTCTGGTCAGGCGGTACTGCACTGCGTTGTTTGGCAGCGTGGATTTATCCTGCTGCAGCGTACCGCGCTCAACGTACTGAACCGGATAGCCGCCGATATCCCCATGCCTGATGCCCTTCCACATCTGCCAGAGTTGAGCATCAAGCGCCAGCAGGCCTGAGTAGTCAGAGACTTTCACAAAGGAAATCTGGAACCGGCCGGCCACCAGCGACGTTCTGACCAGGCCGCCTTCAATTTCGGGGTCAGAAATACGCTGGTAAGTGATCCCCTGCTGCTCAGTATCAGGAATCAGAAGTGGATAGACTTCCAGTTCAGAAAGGGACTGAAGGGATTTATAGATGCCTGATTCAATCATGACGCACATCCCTTTCAGCTGTAATAACAGCACGATCACGGCTACTGCGGTCAACAGCCCTGATTGTGTAAACCTCATTACCCCAGCTTATTTTCCAGTCCGTCTGAACATCGCTGCGTGGCCGGATGGTGAATTGCCAGGTTTCAACAATCTGTTGCTGATCCATGCTGCGTATTTTGCGGTTTGAAATGTTTTCAGCTTTCGCCCAGATAAAAGGAGAGCTGATGACAACCTGCCCCGGTAATACCTCACCAAGCGGACCGCGCTCAGATTCGGTGCGCTGGACCTTAATGCGCTTATCAAGCTCGCCAGCCGCAAGGCCGGTCATAGCCCGTAAATCCTGTAAGGCTGAAGGAGCGCATCCACCGCCAGAGGCATTTCGCTGGTGTTTTTGTCGCTGACCGCTTCGCGATTTGCGTACCAGTGGCCGACCAATAGCAATACGACCAGGCGAATATCATCATCAAGCAGAAGACGGTCCTCATCGGTATCAAACCCGGCATCGGCGTTGGTCTCATACAACTTTCGGCGTGTCCATTTCTCGATATGCCGCTTCGCCGCTCCGATGTAGATTATTAACAGCGAATCCTCACTGGTATCGTCAGCGTCAATGCGGCAATGCTCTCTGACCGTTTCAAGTGCAATGATCATAATGAGAATCCATTAAAAGCGGCCCGAGGGCCGCTTTAGTGATTAGCTGCCTGAGCCAGACAGGCTTCCCCACACGAACGCTTCAGGACGATAGACCGCGAGTGCAACGCGTTCTTCGCAACGGATTGAGATCATATTTTTCTCAAAGTCATCTGCGTTTTCACTTGAGATAACCACGTTGGCATCCTCGCGATCAAACAGTTGAGCACCGGAGTTAAACGCGCCAGTCAGGAATTTTCCGAGGAACTGTGCAGCTTCAGTTGCCACCACCGGGAGGCCCCAGAGTGTTGGAGTAGTAAGCTGAGCGGGGTTCGCCAGGATGTAGCGACCCAACTCGTCTTTAGACAATTCAATGCGTGCCCAGTCAGTAAAGTGCAGGACGTGACCCGACGCAGGGAAGCGCGCCAGCTGAGCCTGCAGCATTGCCAGTCGCAGCACATCAATGCCGGTTTCTTTCTCCACGGCGAAAGCCGCATTGAATGCCGTAGCCTGCGGGATGATGCCTTTCAGATGGGCACCGGTACCGTCACCAAACAGGATTTCCTGCTCTTCAACGTACTTCAGGCCATAGCGCATTTCAGCATCAACCGTTGACTGCAGTTGCGCGAAATCATCCAGAATCTGCTTTGAGGCTTTGAACATGTGGGCAATCGTGCGCACAGGGGTGGTTTCTTCAGCAAATTTAATATCGCTGTAAGGCTTAGCGGTATTTTCCGGTACGACCGCTGCTTTATTGGTGAAGCCCGTCTGCTTCACGTAATAAATAGTGTTGGACTGCGTGCGGCCCGGCGCGATCAGATCACGAATGAACAGGCGCTGTTTCGGTGTCTGGTCGATACCCGGCAGTCGCTGTGGCGCTACGATCTGACCTGGGACATCGACGGTAGTAAGTGCGGCATTCACGGGTACGCTGATACGCTTGCCACCTTCAAGGCTGGCGCGAATATCCTTCATCGCTTCAGCTGAAACGAACTGCTGACCCACGCTCTGAATAACATCTTTCGCTGCATTCAGCGGCATCTGAGCAACATGCTGCTCAAGGTTGCCAACAGATGCCTGAATGGTTTTCAGAGCTTCATTCAGGGCGTTGTGCTCAGTTGCAATTTTATCAACGGCGTTTTTGGTTTCAGTAGATAGCTTTCCTGAAGCCTGCGCCTCTTTAATGGCCTCCTCCGCCTTTTTACTGAAATCGGCAGAGACTTTTTCCACTTTGGCGGAAACATCTTTGAGCAGTTGGTTTACATCAGACATTGGGATTCCTTATTCGCCGAGCGAAGCCAGCGCATTTTTAAGATTCAGAATTGATTCAGGGTTAATTTCATCGGTAGCGCCCGGCTTACCGTTTTCTTCAGAGGCAGCGCCCGGCATGCCACCCAAAGCTTTGAGATGCTTACGGCGTTCAGAGCGGGGCATTCCGCCTTTAGCCAGGAAAGCATCAATTTTTCTCAGCGCCGCTGATGGGCTTTCATCGTCGCTGGTAATTTCATCTGCAGACAGGAGTGCGTCCGCAAGGCCCTTCTCGACGGATTCGCTGCCACCGATAAAAGACTCTTTATCCATCAGTGACTGCACTTCAGCGATATCAATATCGGAGCGGGCCGCGTAGATATCAGCCATTGCTCTGTCAAAAGGCTCAAGATAGTCAGCGTATTCTCGAAAATCGTTCCGGTTACCTGCGGCCATGATCCAGGCGTTGTGAATCATCAGGAAGGCACCACGCCCGATCTGAATTTCATCACCGGCCATCGCAATTACTGACGCCGCTGAAGCAGCCAGGCCGAGAATTTTTACCGTCACCTTGCCGCTGTACTCACGAAGAAGGTTGTAGATCGCAACTCCCTCAAACATATCGCCGCCAGGGGAGTTGATATAAACAGTGACATCGTCCCCGTTCAGTGAACGAAGCACGCCAGCGATGCGGCTGGCGCTTACACCGTCACCCCACCAGTCCTCACCGATAACATCAAAAATGGTGATGCTGTTTTCACCGGCTGATGAGGCGGCGCGAATGCTGCCATCCCAGCGATCAATTGCGGCGGCGGGCAAATCACGTTTTCCAGACGCAAAAGGCCGCCCCTCCGGCGCTGCCGGAAGGTTTTTTAACTTCGTCATTGGTTCTCCTAAGCCGCGCGTTTTAGCGGTGACTGTTCCTCTGGAACGTCTGGGAAGAGGAAAGCGTGAAGCTTCATGATATTGCTGGCCTGAGCACCAATGTTATTGTTTTTCAGGTCTTCCAGCGGGGTCAGGTTAAGCTGGACCGTATAGATATCACCACCTTCGATAGGTGGCATATTCTCCAGTCGGCGCACATCGTTTCGTGACATCCAGCCATTCTGAAGTGCTGTTGTGTAATATGCCGAGCGGCCTACGCTGTCGGCGCGAAGCAGACCCTCTACCGAGAACTCAGCAAAATAATCTTCATCACCATCGAGCAGGCAGCGTGCAATTTCCTGCTCAATATTGACCAGCAATGGTCGCAGCGTATTAGTCAGGAACTGAAGGTTCATACCCTCGACACTCGATGCCCAGCTGCTCTGTTTATCTGCATGACCGACCATGAACGGAGGAATACGGAACCACCGGCAAATCTCTTCAATACTGAATGATCTGCTTTCAAGCATCTGTGCTGCTTCAGGGTTCATTGTGACGCCCTGATATGACATGTCGCCTTCAAGCACCATGACCTTTCCGGCATTTTTAGAGCCGACAAAGTCTGAGAGGTTCTTTTTCAGCCTTGCCCGCTGCTCAGCGTTGATATCAGTTTTAGAACTGATGAAGCCGGAATTCTGAATACCGTTTTCAAAAATTTTTGCGGCTGATTCCTCCACCGCCATTGCCGAGCCAATCACATCACGACCAATCATCATGGGCATCATGCCGCAAACGCCATCAAGACCGAACCCACGGATGTGCATGATTTTATCGACAGGAATAACACGCTTACCGCGATTATCGGTGTAGGTGTACTCAAGCTGCCCATTGTCTAAACGCTTCACCTTCATGTTCTGCGGCAACAGCGGATTAAGGCCGACAAGTTTTTTACCGATCATCATCTTTTCGATGAAAGCATTTCCACGCAGACAGATACTTGCCACCAGCATCAGCATAAACCGGGATGGCGTCATTTCTGCATTTGGCTGCTTACACAGAACGCGATAAGCCGGATGCTGCTGCGCCAGCGTGCGTGAACCGTCTTTTTCTCGCTTATAGACCTTGAGGGGAAGCGTAGAGACGGACTCACTGAGAAGGCGCGCACACGCCCAGACTGCAGAAAGCATTATCGCTTTATCCACTGACACGGTCTTTCCGCTGCTGCTTTTCCCGAACCATTCCTCCCAGAATGTGCCTGTAGTTAGGCTGATGGGTACACCAAGCCAGTTCAGGAGGGCGCTTTTAATTGCCCCCGGCTTCTTTTTAGATTTCATCAGACACCTATCATTATCGGATCATCGAAGAACGCGGTCAGGTCCTGCTTATCACCGCCGCCATTCACTATCAGCCGGCTCTTAGCGGTGAACAGCGCGACAGGTCCGTCAATTTTATTTTCTGGCGTGGATTTATTGGGGAACACGTTGTCATTTTTATCGGGTTTAACGGTGACGTTTGACATCATCCAAGTCATAACGGGATTACCGTCATGATGGAATTTGCCCCCATAGATATCTGCCTGCACAGTCTTCATAGACTCAGATAGATTTTTTACCGTCTGAGCCACCTCTACCATTGGCAGCCCTTCTTCCGCCAGCGCTAAGCTGAACTGCGTTGCACTCCAAGGATCGAATGCAATTTCACGGAGGTCATCTCCTTTTACCCAGGCTTCAACTTCTGCTTTTATATAGGCATGATCGATAACGTCGCCATCTGTTAACTCGAGATGTCCGGCATCTGACCATTTGCGGTAAAGCTCCGAAATATGGTTAGGCGCGGTTTCAAGTCGCCCTTCAGGTATCCAGAATTTATAGGCTGAGTAGGTATGACCCTCCGGGGAAAGCCATGTTTTTGCTGCTGCGCAGATATCAATCTTGTTGGCAAGGTCAATACCAACCCATACAGGCCAGCTCTTCAGCTTGTCGCTTTCAGGAAGGCCCTCGCATTTTGCCCAGCGATCCATGTCCATCCAGGCGCTTTCTGCTGTAACCCAGATGTTAAGGTGCTTTGTGAAAAAGTTTGGACGTGCTGCGACCTGCTCTTTTGCCTTTTTTGCCAGGCGGCGCATGTCATCCCAGCGCTTGCAGACACCGAGACCAGGGTTTGCTTTAGGCCAGTTCGCCTCATCAAAAGGATCGTCACCCTCATCTAACGTATAGATAAGAGCAAAATAGGTATCGTCCTCCACTACGCCATGCAAAACCTTTATGGCGTAGTCACGCTGTTCATAACAAATGCCGTCCTTATTGGTGCCTGCGGTAGTTATCGCAAACAGCAGTGACTGGAGACGCGCCCCTGTAGCAGTTTCAAGCACATCCCACACATCACGGGTCCGGTGTGCATGCAGCTCATCAACAATCCCACAATGAATATTCAGACCGTCAAGGTTATTAGCGTCGCTGGAAAGCGGCTCAAACTTAGATGCTGAACGTTCCTGGTGAATGTTGAGTTTCACATGACCGAAGAGACGACCCAGCGTGCGGGGCGCTTTCTTGATCATATTTTTGGCATCATCAAACACAATACGTGCCTGATCCCGGGTAGTGGCCGCTGAGTAAACCTCTGCCCCGCCCTCACCATCAGCGCCAGTCATATAGAGACCAATGCCTGATGAAAGCGTGGATTTCGCATTTTTGCGCGCGACTTCGTCATAAGCGGTACGGAAGCGGCGCACCATCATGGTATCGCCATCTTCATCAAGCACCGTTCTGCCGGTCATCTCATCAATCAGAGGCACGACGAAGCCAAAAATATTGATGAGTATGAAGACATGCCAGGGCATCAACTCGATTGGCTTTCCAGCCAGTGCGCCTTTGACATGCGGAACAAAATTATAGAAATCGAGAATGTGCTGGGCGCGGTCCTCATTGAAGTAGATACCGCGTTCCGGCCCATGCTCTAAATCATTGAGGAAGCGCTGGCACGCCAAACGCACCAGTTCGCCAGCAACGATCTCGCCAGACAGCACGCGCTCTGCGTACTGAATACCAGCCTGAACAGTTGCCATTCATCATTTGCGCTTTTTAAGAAATTCATCCAGAGGGTCGACTTCAGCAGGACCTTTGGCACCAACCTTCGTGCGGCTGGCAGGCGTCATGCCAAATTCACCGAGCATTGCCCGAATACGTTTCCATGCATCAGCTTTCATCATTGCTGCGGGGTGAGGCTTGATCATCCTGATTTCTCTTTCCTTGCCTTCATCCGGCTCTTCTTCGCTAAAAACGGCGTAGGTGTATCCTTCCCGGTCCAGCGTGTCACAGTGATGACGGTACTCTGTGTAAGCCTCAACGAGCAACTCAAGCGCTCGCGCATCAAGTTGCGTAATAACCCCAATCGCGTCCAGCTCATCGGCGATGCGTTTAAACCAGTACTTACCCTGTTTATCGAAATGCTTGGGAATTGGGGGTACCCCTGAAGGGGGTTTTGGCTCATTTTTGTTTATTGCCCGTTTTGATGGGTTCCCCTTCACCAAAGCCAGATGTGTCGGGGTTTTCGGTGGTCCTGGCATAATCGAAAACTCCTATTAATGCTTGGTGGGGTAACCCCAAAAAAAAGTTTTCTAACCTGCGGCGGTGTGAAAAAGGCTTAGGCGGCGGTCCTTAAAGGCGAGAGGGGGGAACTTTTGCCCCGCCCTCCCCCGGCAAAACCCGCTCAAATGATATAAATTCTCATTTGCAGATCAAAAGCACCAAAATGGTGCGCGCTGAAACCTGTAAATGACACTCATTATCATTTGATTCTGTCTCTTGCTGTTTTTGCCTTGTGGCACGGCCAGCACAAAGCCTGCAGGTTACTGTCTTCATCGGTACCCCCATGTGCTTTCGGGGTAATGTGGTCAACCGTCTTAGCAGCTGTGGGTCTGCCCTTTCGCAGACACTCCTGACAGAGATGACGATCACGCTCAAGAACTCGCGCACGTCTGACATCCCATTGGCTGCCATATCCCCGCTCATGTCTGCTCAGTCCGCGTTGATGCTGTTGCCAGCCCTCATTGATATGGTCAGCACAGTAACCAGAGCCGTCTGTGGTTGTCCTGGCACAACCGTGCTTACGGCACGCTCTCGGTATTCGTTGCGGCATCCAGTCTCCACGCCCTGCGGCGCTCAGTTCGTGGTGTATTGTCGGGGTGGCGCTCAACCGTCGCCGTGTCAGCGTGATCAACCAGTGAATAGCATGGGTACACCACTGCACCGCCGCATGCGTCACCCACAGCGTAATCAGCAGGCGAGCCATGATTCCAGCGGCTGATAACCTGATTAAGCTTTTGCTGAGGGACGCTGTAGCAGACGCCATGAATGAGCCGGTTGAGGGTGATGTAGTCCGCCTGTTGCCGGTCTGTATCGATCAACTTTGTCGCTATCTCGGGCTGATACTGCGGCGGTCTCCCGGTCCCGAGGTAGAAGCTCAGCAGGTCATCAGGGAAACGTAACAGCCAGTCAGCCACCTTATTTCCGAAGCCGGGAACCGGCAGCGCATCATCTTCAAGTATCACTACCCGACAATCCTGATGGCTGGCCCACTCGATAGCACGCCGGTGATTCCAGTTCGCGCCATGCTGATCTTCATCAATCAGCAGATGAGCATTAAGCATCTGTGCCAGCCGTTCTGCTTGAATCATGCGAGAGTGGTGAGCGACCACCACAAACTTTATTTGTGCTTCCACCAGGCAAACTCCTTACCGATGCCTTCTGACTTGAATACCGTATGCACGGCGGGTCCGGTCACCAGCCTGTCACTGAAGCGATGAGCCACAATGCCAAAGGCAATCATGTCACCAACGGCTGCTGCTTTTACTTCCTGATTCCAGAAACGCAATGATTCAAGGTGGTAATACAGCCGGATGATACCGTGCGCTATTGCCATCACATCATTACGACTGCCACCCAGCAGACCGGCATTCAGCATCACATCATTCTGGTGCGTCGTGAGAAACGCCTGATAGATACCTTCCGGATGATGCTGCTTAGCCCATGCGTCTGCATAGGTTTTAGGTTCGGAGCCAACGTAAATCTTCCCTTCTTCCATCCCTTGCCACGGTTCGCGCAGCATCTCAACGTCAGTGCCATCAGTACACCAGACGAAGTGATATTCAGGATGATCGCGAAGGTGCTGCCAGATATGCAGCCAGCGCCGGAAGTAGACATTCATCTTTACATCAGGGACAACTACCAGTGATGCGCCTGCAGGTGCGTTTGTCAGCTCATCGGCCAGCACTATCGCGTTACCACCTTTTACCGATGCCGCCCATCTAGACAGCAGGTCAGACGATGCCGTCATTCTGGCATTGCGCTGCGGGTCAGCCTGGCTGGTCAGTAACGTAGTGATCACCACATTACGCTGCTGACGGTAATCTGCGTAGCCGGTGTAACCGCTGTTGCGGCGGTCGTTGTGAATCGTGACGTTACGCTTAACCTGTGCCTCACGGTCAGGTTTTGGGACTGACCGCTCTACAGCCTGATGCTCATCAAGCGAATAAATAAGCTTTTCAGAACCCACAACATCAGCGAACGCCCAGCTCGTTAACCCGGCATTGTGGATGCGCAGCGCTAAATCAGAGTGCTCATACATACCGCGCTGATAGATGGGATCGAAACCGCCAACCTTCTCAATCGCGCTGCGGTGGTAATAAAGCATAACGCCGCGTTGGCCGGTGTAGGCTACGTGCTGAACGTCCCGGTACAACACCGCAATGTCATTGAGCTTTTGCCCGGTGGCAAAGTCCTGAAACTGGTAAGCCAGATGCGGCTCAGGTGATTCGATGTATTGCTGCTCCCAGCCACCAGCAACCGGCCACGCGTCGTCATCCCACAGGAAGAGATGCTCACAACCGGCATCAATCAGGGCTTCAAGGCTGGCGTTCTTAGCAGCCACAATGCCGCGAGAGGCTTCATGCCGTATGACCCTGACACCTTCAGGCTCTGCCACTGGTTTAGCTGACCCATCATCAATAACAACCACCAGCGCACCGGCTGGCAGAAACTTCATCTGATGTTCAATAGCGCGGGATAGAACGTCATGGCGATTATGGGTACTAATAGCTATACCGATTTTGGATGAATGCTCAGATATAGGTGCGTATTCAACCCCATCGATAAAGACTTTCATCCAACCACCTGATTTAAATTGATTACTTAATGTATGAATTTATTTCAATTTGAAATATTAAATTTAGTTAATAAAATCTTAGTGCCTCAATTTTGTGGCACTTACCTTAAGGGGTTTTTTATGTCTTTAAAGCCCGGTCAGAATAGTGGTAATGATGGCGGTGTATACCAGCAGATTGGTCCTCGTGGTGGTAAAACCGAAAATTACACGACTATTCCTGACAACCACACAGCTCCACCAACCAGTAAGCCAGGTTCAACTTGGCAGCAGGTTAAGCGCACGCCAGACAGCAAGCGCTAATCAAAATTCAAACCGGTCGTAAGGCCGGTTTTTTTGCCAGTGTCGCAACGTTTGACAACGTGGCTGACCGTTATCCCTTGTCGGAGGATTCTACTTTTTGAACGATATAGCGTTTATTTTCTTCCATGATTTTCACCGTGAATATCCGAAGGTTTTTCTAAGCGTCGGGCAAACTCTCTAAATGGAATACCGTTAACTTTTAGCGAACCTTCAATAACGTGATTTTGAAATGGCTCAGAGCGTACGGAGTCCGATACACTTTCAACGACTCTGCTAGTTATCTCATCTGACATAGGGAACTCTCCTTTTCACTAATGTGAATAGTATATGCCGATGTCGCAACGCTTCACAGCGTGGCTAACCGTTATCCCTTGTCGGAGGATTCTACTTTTTGAATGATGACAACCCCTTTCCGGGTTCTTGTCTTTACTTCGCCATTCTCTATTTCAATGTTGCCTTTCGCATCAGTTGCCACTTCAACGATTTCGCCATCCACATCGTCAGCGGTTAGGCAGCGGATAATTTCTTTACCATCAAGAGTTACCCGGAAACGTTCTACACCCGGCATTACCTTAACGCCCGGATCATCATCTAATACCGTTATGCGCATATAACCTCCAGGCACCATCATCAGGCGCACTCGCAAATGCGCCTTGTGATGAACTCAGCAGTCTGAGTCTGGACGGGCTACAGCACGACATGCCGCCATACAGGCACGCTGCATATCCTTATGTGCTTCGCGCAACCATTCATGCGCTTCCCAGTTTTCCTGCGAGTTCTGCAGGCTGGGGTCGCTCTGCATATCGTTACGATGCTCCATCAACAGAGCAATGAACTGTCGGCTCAGCTCTTTGAACTGGTTCATCTTGCCGATTTCGCCAAAAGAGAGAGTCCGATAGCCCTTAACGGTGCTGCCGTCCTGCGGTTTTGCTTCGCTCATGATTTTCCTCTCATTAACGTTACCGCTTACGCTTGCAATAACGATGTATGCTTTTAATCTTTCAGAACAACAATAAGCAGTGTTCCTCTTTGAATGGCCCTGCACGGGGCCTTTTTTTTAATCTTTCACCTTCATAACTGGTTCGATTGGCTTCACATGTGTGAACATGAAGCCTTTAAAAGAATTTTTTACTTGTTAAACGCGCTTAATCCTAAGCAATGGTGAAGCCACCAGCCGATGATTCATTGTGTTTATGCTGAAAAGTGAACTCATTGAATGCAGTTTTCAGCACAAAAAAACCGCCCGGAGGCGGCTTAGTGCTCGTGTTTATTTATTAATGGATTACAAAGAGCGATTT